TGGTTATGCTATGGGTGGTAACATTCGTGGTAACGGACACTACAATGCAAGTGAACGTAACAAACAAAGAGACCAGATGGGCTACGAGCCTAAGACTATTCGTATAGGTAACAAGTGGGTAAGTTATAAAGGTATTATAGGTATTGAACATATCTTATCTATTATAGGAGATCTAGCATACTATGCTGGTGACATTGATGAGAACCTACTTGAAAACTGGGAGTCTAAATTAGCTTGGACTATCGGTGCTACATTCTTAAATGAAACACCTTTAGCTGGTGTAGAGCCTTTATTCGATGCTATTAACGGTAACGTACGTGCATTTAACAGACTTGTATCACAAAGTGTATCATCATGGATTCCAGCTAGTGGAGGTCTTGGTGTTATTGCTAATGCTACAGACTCTGCACAGAAAGATATTAATGGTGAAATTATATCATTTGTTAAGAATAGAATACCCGGTCTAAAAAGTCAACTTCCTAATCAGATAGATATATGGACAGGTAAACCTATTAATGATATAGATAACCCATACTTAAAAGCACTTAATGCTATTAGCCCAATACAGGTTAGCGGGTCTAACGAACCTTGGAGACAGTTCTTAATGGACATACAGTATAGAGGCTTAGGAATACTTAAGTTTGACTCTACTGGATCATATGAATGGAAACCAGAAGACAGAGAAATAATAAATGAATATATTGGTGAGCAACAACTATTTAAACAAGTCGAGCGTATTATGAAACGCAAAGATTATCAGAAACAGATTAAAGCTCTCAAGGCACTGAGAAATCAGAACAACCAAACCAATAAAGATAAAATAGAATTAAAAACCACTCTACTACCCATACACCAAGATCTTAACCAAGTAATTCGTGAAGCTTTAAAAATAGCTGAAGCGAGATACTTACGTGAGCATCCACATGTACAACAGTCTATCTATAATGCACAACAGGCTAAAAACCGCATGAAAGAAGGTAACGTAGAAGGTGCGGGTGAAATACAAAAAAAAGATCTTGAAACTAAACAACTAATCGAATACGGTAATTAAAATGAGTGCTGTTACACAGAACGAATATACCCAACAGAACACAACAACTGTTCTGTACAATTTTACATTCCCATATCTTAAGACATCAGACGTTAAAGTGAGTCTTGATGGGGTTGCTAGTACAGCTTTTACATTAGCCAATGCAACCACAATACAATTAAATAGCGTTCCTACAACTGGAACTAAAATCAGAATATTTAGAGAAACCGGTATCGACGATCTAACAGCAACATTCTATGCTGGATCAGCTATCAAATCAGAAGATCTGAATGATAACTTCACGCAAAACTTATATGTTACACAAGAGGTTAACCAAAGATTTCTTAACACTCTTGGCGGTAGTAAGATGATTAACGATCTGCAAATGGGAGAAGACACTGATATTGTCTTTGAAGGTGCTACTGATGATGCACATGAAACAACTTTATCAGTAGTTGACCCTACCGCAGATCAAACATATAGGCTACCTAACTTATCTACTGGTACTTATGACTTAGTAAGTACTGGAGATACTGGTACTGTAGCCAGAGCCATGATTGCAAACGATGCAGTTAATGGTACAAAGATAGCCGATGACTCTATAGATTCAGAGCACTATGTTGATGGCTCTATCGACACACAACACATAGCTGCTGACCAAATAACAAATGCTTTAATAGCAGACGACCAAATAGATTCTGAACATTATGTAGCCGGTTCTATAGATCATGAGCACTTAGCAAATGATATTATAGATGGTGATAATATAGTAGATGATGCTATTGGTAACGAACATATAGCTACAAATGCAGTTAATGCAGACAGTGTAGCTAACAATGCGATAGATACTAATGCTATACAAAATCTAGCAGTTACAAATGGTAAGCTAGCAGACAATGCAGTCACACAAGCTAAAATGGCTGATGACTCTATTGGTGCTGCTGAAATTATAGACAATGCTGTTGGTTCAGCTGCACTTGCATCTAATGCTGTAACTAATCTTAAGATGGCTGACAACTCTGTTGGTACATCTGAAATCGTTAACGACGCAGTAGTTACAGATAAGATAGCAGACAATGCTGTTACTATGAATAAGTTAGCTAACGGTTCACTACCTACAGACATAACTATAGTTAGTGCGAATATAACTGACGGAACTATTGTTGAAGCTGATATTGCTGACGACGCAGTTACAAATGATAAGATAGCTGAGGGTACGTTAGATGGTAGATACTACACAGAAACTGAGCTACTTAATGGTGCACTAGATGCTAGATACTATACTGAAACAGAAGCTGAAGCTAAATTCCTTAGACAGGACTCTAGTGAAACTATTGCTAGTGGAGTTACTTGGTCTAACTCTGACGCATTTGTTGCTACTACAGCTGCTATAAATGCACGTATTGTTGACCTTATTGACGACGTTGGTGGATTTACAGCTATAACAAGTGAGCAGCACTTTCCTAATACAAACCCACAAGGTTCTACAGGACAAGCAGCTATACTTAGTGTACAGGCTGCATCTGCTACACTAACGCCCAGTGGTACAACAGTTACAATATCTAACGGTAACTTAGCTAACAATGCTAACATTACTATAACTGGTGTATCTTCTGCTATACCTACAGGTTTTGGTTTCTTAGTAGAATCAACCAGTACCTTACATACTTATGCTTTTCATAGATTAGTACCAAAAGCAACAGAGGTTACAACTGTAGCTGCTAACGCTACGGCTATTGCTGCTGCCGGTAATAATGTTACAGATATAAATAACTTTTATGATTTATACCAGATAAGCAGTTCCGCACCTACAACTAGAGCAGATAGCTCATCTTTACAAGAAGGTGACTTATGGTTTGATAGTAGTAATGACAACATGCGTGTGTATACTGGTAGTGCTTTTTCAGCTGTTACACCTACACAACAAGTCTTAGATGATATTGCTATTGTATCTGGTGCTATAACATACAGCGAAGATTTAGGTCTTATTACTGATGCAGCATCAACAGGTAGTTCTAATGGTTCTCTTGCTATAGTAGCTGATACACTAGAAGACGAGATAACATTTACTGTCACAGCAGCCACAGGTAAATTTATTATTGATGGTGTAGATAAGCCTGCACTAACATTATATAAAGGCTGGACATATACATTTGATTTAAGTGACGCATCAAACGCAACACACCCACTACGCTTCTCAAGCGGAGGTAGTGCTTATAATACTGGTGTTACTGTTACTGGCACTCAAGGACAAGCTGGTGCAAAAGTCCAACTTGTAGTACCTGAGTCGCAACCAACCAGTTTTATATACTACTGTACAAACCACAGTGGTATGGGTAATAGTATTACAGTTAAGGATGATCCTATTAAAACAGTATCTGACAATATAACTAATATTAATACTGTTGCTTCTGATTTAACTGAAAGCACATCTGAAATAGATACAGTTGCAACTAATATTACTAATGTAAATAGCGTCGGAACTAATATATCTAATATTAATAGCGTACATAATAATGCAACTAACATTAACAGTGCAGTATCTAACGCTACTAACATTAACTCAGTAGCTGGTTCAATATCTAATGTAAACTCAGTTGCTAGTAATTTAAGCAGTGTTAATAGTTTTGCTAATACATACCGTATAGCAAGTTCTGCACCTACTTCTAGCCTCGATCAAGGAGATCTATACTTTGATACAACATCTAATGAACTTAGAGTGTATAACGGTTCATCTTGGCAAGGTGGTGTAACAGCAACTGGTAACCTAGCCGGTCTAGGTGCTAACACATTTACTGGTGATCAAACAGTAAACGCAAACATTATTATATCAGGAACAGTTGACGGAAAAGATGTATCTACTTTAATAGCAAATGTTGTTGAAGATACTACTCCACAACTAGGCGGAGCGTTGGATGGTCAAAACAACAACATGTCAAACATTGGTACTATAGATGGTACTAACTTACAACTCGACTTTGGAACTCTATAAATGGCAAAATTATTAAAACTAAGACGTGGTACAACCACACAACACGGTAGCTTTACTGGAGCCGAAGGCGAAGTTACTGTAGATACAGACAAGGAAACACTTGTTGTACATGATGGCTTAACTGCTGGAGGACATCCAGTAGCAGCAGAAGATATGGCTAACGTAACTGCTGCAAATATTAAAGGAAGACTAGGTAGTACATTAACCAACACAGAAATTAACTCAAGTGCAGCAATAGGTTTATCAAAGTTAGCAACTGGAGCTTTACCATCAGGTATTACCATAGCTGCTGCAAATATAGTACAAGGTACAATTACAAACGGTCAGATTAACTCTGGTGCTGCAATAGCTGGAACTAAGGTATCTCCTGACTTTGGATCTCAAAGTATAGTAACAACAGGTAATATTCTTATAAACGGTGATTCAACTGGTACGAGTAATCACAGACTTACATTTGGTAGTCAATCTGGTGGAGATTTAGCAATTTATCACGATGGAAGCCATTCAAGAATTTCAGACGAAGGTACTGGTTCTTTATTAATACAGAGTAATGGTGGAAATATACAGCTTAATAAAGGAACAAGTGAAAATATGCTTGTTGCTAATACTGATGGGTCAGTAGAGCTATATTACGACAGCAGTAAAAAGTTTGAAACTACAAGTGGTGGTGTTGACGTAACAGGAAACATCGCAGTATCAGGAACAGTTGACGGTGTAGATGTAGCTGCTCTTAACACAGCAGTTAGTGGTTTATCATCTGGTTCTTCTGCACTTACCAACGGAGTAACTGCAACTACTCAATCTGCATCTGACAACAGTACAAAAGTTGCTACAACTGCGTACACAGATACAGCAATATCTAACTTAGTAGACTCATCTCCCGGTACTCTTAATACTCTTAATGAGTTAGCGGCAGCTTTAGGTGATGATGCAAACTTTTCTACAACTGTAACCAACAGCATTGCTACCAAGATGCCTTTGTCTGGTGGTACATTTACAGGTGCTGTTACAGGAACAACTATTGCAGACAGTAAAGGTAACTTACGTTCTATACCTATAAACAACAAAACCAGTGCTTATACTTTAGTAGCTTCTGATGCTGGTAAAGCTATATATATTTCTTCTGGTGGTGTAACTATAAATGAAAATGTTTTCAGTGCTGGCGATGCTGTCACCATTATTAATAATAGTGGCTCAAGTCAAACTTTATCAGAAGGATCAGGAAGCATGACTTTATATAATACTGCTGATGGTTCAACAGGCAACAGAACTTTAGCTGGTAGAGGAATATGTACGTTGTGGTGGGCTAACTCATCTGACGCTTACATATCAGGAGCAGGGTTAGAATAATGCAGCAAATGTTCCTAGGTCTAGGAGCTGCACCTCCTATAGAAATCACTGCAAGTAACGCAACAAATATTGATTTAGCAACTGTTTTTGGATCAGATTGGACTGAGAATAAAAACAAAGTATATATCGTTCCAAGTGGAGTTACTCTTGGTGCGACAGGTACATCTAACTACGGTATAACTGTTTCAACAGGTATGGGCGGAAACTTAGAAATTAATGTTTCTGGCACTGTCATAGGATATGGCGGTAGTGCTGGCTCTGGTGGTTACTCTCCCGGTGGTAGTACTAAATACACGTGGTCTGGCTATCAGAACAATGGTAACCCCGGTGGTGCTGGCGGTCATGCAATAGATGTAAAAAGTGCAAACGTAACTGTAAACAACCTCTCAGGCGGTCAGATTTCTGGCGGCGGTGGCGGAGGCGGCGGTGGCGGTACTGGTCAAGTCGCTGACGTAGCTTCTTGGTTCTGGGTTGGCGGTCACGGTGGAAACGGTGGAATAGGTGCAGGCTATAATGGTAGTGCTGGCAGCGGTAGCAGTGGTGGTACCGCTACCTACGGTGGTAACGGTGGTACTGGCGGTAATGGT